GGGTATTCCCCGATACATGACTGGCGGCAACCCCACAGGCGGTGCTGGTCGTACGGCTTCTGGCATGTCCATGCTGATGACCAACGCTGGTAAATCGATCAAGCAGGTTATCGCCAACATCGACGAGCATGTGATTAAGCCTCTGGTTGACCGGTTGTATTACTACAACATGCGTTACAGCGATGATCCTGATCTCAAGGGCGATGTGAATATTCAGCCCCTAGGCGCTGCTAGCCTGATGGAGAAAGAGGCTGTTGCCCAGCGTCAGAACGAGTTCCTGGCGATTGCTCTTAACTCCCCGGCGGTTCAGGCTGTTATCGGTCTTGAGGGTACGGCTAACCTGCTGCGCGAAGCGGCTAAGCGCCTTGACATGAACACGGACGAGATTGTTCCTCCCGAAGATGTCATCAAGCGTAAGGTTGCCGAGCAGGAACAAGCAGCTGCGATGCAGCAACAACTGGCAGCTATGCAGGCGCAAGGTAATGGTCAAGCACAGGCCGGAGGTACTCCTCCAGCCCCAGGCGGCGGAGCAGAATTGATGAACGGCGCTCCGGTTACTAATCGCTTTGCACCGCAGTAGTATTGACACTGGTAAAAATTACTGATACATATCTACGTAGTAACGGCAAAAGGAGCCAATCATGAAAGCAGTCCAACCGATGGAAAAGCGCAGCGCCGAGTACAAACAAGAGTCCGCCCAGACTGATGGTATGTCCAAGGGTGGTTCTGTTGGTGGCGGTGGCAGCGACGGCGGCATCTTCAATACCCTGAAGCGTGGCGGTAAAGAAGTTGCTCAAGAGTCGGCCAAAACCGACGGCATGTGCAAATAAGTGCTACGAGTAGACGAAAAAGTCGCTCGTAGTCTGGCCCACCTCAGGGCAGAAGAATTTGCCCCGTTTATCGATTACTTGAGGAACTGCAGAGCAGAGAGTCTCGAGAAGTTGAGCCAAGCGGAAGGCAACCAAGTTTACCGACTTCAAGGCGAAGTCGGAGTCCTCAAGGAACTCCTTGAGTTAGTAGGAAGATCAGGTGAACTGATCGAGAAGTTACGCCGATAGGCAGACCGTTAAGTCGGAGCCCGTCACTTAAAATTTAACCGAAGTAGCAGACCGTTATCACGAAGCGCAGACCGTTTAGGCGGAGCGCGAGGTGAGAGTCGGAGCGAAGGAGATAGAAATGGCATTGCCCAAGGCAATTCAACAGCAAGTTGAAGAAGCAGATGCGCTGGTCGCTAACATGACTGGTGAGAAGACCGAAGGTGAAGAGGTAGTAAATCAAGCACCTACGGAGACTGAACCGCAGCAAGTAGCACCGGAACCTGAAGTAAAACCTGTTGAAGAACCAAAGCAGACCGTTTCGCAAGAGACGACTGCGCCAGTACCAGAAAGCAAGTGGGAGAACAAATACCACACGCTCAAAGGTATGTACGACGCGGAAGTACCGCGATTGCATGCAGAAATGCGCGAGATGAAAGCGCAGTTGCAAAAGCTAGCTGAAGAGCGAGCTGAGCTGCAAGCGAAAGCAGAAACTCCGCCCGAACCGCAGAGATCTCTTATCACTGAACAAGACAAAGAGGCTTTTGGGCCGGATTTGATTGACTTGATCGAACGAGCTACCGAATCAAAACTTGTAGATTCACGCAAGCGGGAAGCAGATCTAATCAAGGAAATTAAGGACCTGAAGAGCCAGCTTGGCAACGTGTCTGAGCGTCAGGTTATGTCCGACAAGGATCGTTTCTTGATGGGCCTTAGCGCTAGAGTTTCGGATTGGGAGCAGTACAACACCGATCCAGGATTCCTAGAGTGGCTCCAGCAGGTAGATCCAGTTTACGGAATGCCCCGCCAGTACGGTCTAAACAGTGCCTACGAGGCTTTTGATGTTGGTCGAGTCGCGACTATCTTCGAAACCTACAAGGCCCTAGTTACGCCAAAGCAGGCTCCGCAAGCACCCAAACAAGAGCTTCAGCGTCAAGTTGCACCGACCCGCTCGCGTTCATCGACGCCACCGGCTGCAGACTCGCAGAACCAACGATTCTTCTCACAACAGGAAATCGAGCAGTTCTACGACGAATGGAGACGAGGCTACATCGACAACGATGAGGCGGTTCGCATGGAAAAAGAAATCCACGCTGCTATCTCACAAAATCGTATTAGGTAATTTCTCGGTGAAGTGATGGTAGCGGCTAGATAACCTAGCAGTGCTTTTTAACTTTGAAAGGAAATTTAGATGTCTACCATCACCGCAGGCGCAACCTACCCAATTAATACCGTAGGCGGCAACGCAACATTCAACAGCCCCACTGGCGCCCAGACCTATACTGGTACCGCCTACTCGGGTTCTTTCATCCCCGCTCTCTGGTCCGGCAAGCTGGCTCAGAAGTTCTACGCTGCTACCGTTTTTGGTGAAATCGCTAACACCGACTGGCAAGGCGACATCACTGGCATGGGCGACACCGTGATCATCAACACGATCCCCACCGTGACCATCAACAACTACAGCATCGGTCAGAACCTGGCCTATGAGATCCCCGCTCCTTCGACGATCAGCCTGACGATCAACAAGGGTAAGTACTTCGGCGTGAACGTGAACAACGTTCTTGAGCTGCAGGCCAAGCCCAAGCTGATGGATGTCTTTACGAACGACGCTGCTATGCAGATGAAGATCGCTATCGACACCGACGTTCTGGCTGGTACTTTCGACCAGGGCGCTGCCACCAACAAGGGCGCTACTGCCGGTAAGATCTCTGGCGGCTACAACCTCGGTACCGACGCTGCTCCCGTCACCCTGACGGCTGCTAACATTCTGCAGAGCATCACTGCCCTGTCGTCTGTTCTTGACGAAGCCAACGTTCCTGAGACCGATCGCTGGTTGATCCTGACCCCGACCGAGCGTCAAATCCTGATGCAGTCCAACCTGGCTCAAGCTCAGTTCATGGGCGACGCTTCTTCGATCCTGCGTAACGGCAAGATCGGCCAGATCGACCGCTTCACGGTTTATGTGTCCAACCTGGTCCCCCGTGCTGCTGCTGGCGAAGACTACACCGGTGCTGCTTCTGCCGGTACGGCTAAGCGTCACGCCATCATGGCTGGTCACAAGTCTTCGATCACCTTCGCTTCGCAGATCGCTAAGGTTGAGAGCCTCCAGAACCCCAACGACTTCGGTACCCTGATCCGTGGCCTGAATGTGTACGGTTACAAGGTTGTCCAAGCCGACGGTCTGGCCCTTCTCCAGGTTGCTGGCTAATCTGACGGGTGGGGAGCAATCCCCACCCACTTAACTGGGAGATTCAAATGACTGCTGCTGCACTTGTAAATCTTGGTGTTCCTGCCGTCTTGGCAGATTATCTGGCTGCTCAGTTCGCTGCTCTCGAAGCACGTGTTACTGCACTGGAAACGCCTTAATTACTGTAGTATGGGGGCTTCGGCCCCCTTTTCGAGTTAGGTCATGGGAACAATACTAGCCTCTGCAATCGTAAATAAAGCCTCGACACTGTTGCTTGATCCAAGCAACGTTCGTTGGACTCGTGCTGAGTTGCTTGGATGGGTAAATGACGGCCAACGGCAGATCTCGCTGATGGCCCCCCAAACCGCAAATAAAGTTGCAACAATCCAGCTTGCGGCTGGGACAAGACAAACAATTCCTTCAGACGGCTGGCGTTTGCTAGACGTTGTTCGTTACATGGGCACCAACGGGACTACTGCAGGCCGTGCTGTACGGCTTATTTCCCGTGAACTAATTGACGCATACAACCCCAATTGGCATGCGGCAAACCGGACTAACGCCCCGCAAAACTTCTTGTTTGACGAGCAAGACCAGACTGCGTTTTACGTCTATCCGCCCAATACTGGGAATGGCTACTTGCAGATTAACTACGCTTTTGTGATGGCTGATCTTGCAAGCGAAAGCACACCTATTGTTGTAAATGATATTTATCAGACTGCATTGATAGACTACGTTTTGTACCGTGCTTGCAGTAAAGATGCGGAATACGCCCCTGGATTGCAGCTTGCCAGTGGGTACCTTACGACATTTATGTCTGCGTTCCAGCAGCGCGAGAAGATCGATAAAGAGAACTCGCCTAACCAAGGCCTCAATCCGAACCGCGCTCCGACCGTACCTGGAGGTGAATCATGAGCCCATCATTTGATATGGTCTCTTACGATGTATTTTTGCCTGAGGTTTTGCAGTTTGTGCCTAATGTGCCGGAGTTTGTTGCTACTAATGCAGTGCGCAACACTATTATCGATTTCTGCACTAAGACGCTGTATTGGCAGACAAATCTCGATCCAATTACACCTGAGGTCGACAAAAGCACGTATCAAATTGAAGTTCCTGACCAGACCAAGCTTTTGGCTGTTACTCAGGCTTACTACAACGAAGTTTTGTTGATCCCTCAAGCTCCTGACGAGCTGGCAAACATTTATCGGTACACCGACTGGCGTACAGTCGAGGGGCATCCTCAGTACATCACGCAGCTTATGCGTTCAGAAGTTATTCTGGCTCCCATTCCTCAGATTGTTTCAGCTGGAGATCAGTTGAATTTGAAGGTTGCCCTTGCTCCGCTTCGAGATTCTGAAGAAGTGTCTGAGCATATCTATGAAGCTTTTTTGGATGTGATCACTAACGGTGCCCGGGCCATGCTGTACAGAACCCCCGGTCAGCCTTACTTCGATCGACAAAGCGCCAGAGAGTGCGATCAAGAGTATCGTTCAGGTATTGGCCGCGCCCGCATCGAAATGAATAAAGGTCTGGCTCGGTCTTCTTCCCAAGTTGAATTCCAGAGGTTGATATGAGCACGATCAAGCTAGTTCAGGGCGACACCCGTCCAGCGTTGAATGTAACGATTACCGACGAAAGCACCGGTGAGCCGGTTTCGATTGTTGGAGCTACTGTTCGCTTGAAGTTTCGCAAACAGGGCACTACTACCCTTACTGCTACTTTGACTGGGACGATTACCGATGGACTCAATGGTCAGGTTTCTTTTTATTGGGCTTCCGATCCTACATCGCTATCTGGTGAGCCTGGGAACTATGAAGGAGAAATCGAAATTACCTTCTCCGACGGTCAAATCCAAACAGTCTACGACACGCTGAAATTTAGGCTTCGAGAGGACTTCTAGTGGGCGTTGCAGCATCTTCGTCCTCGGTAGTTAGACTGCGAGCTGGGGTTGAAGTTGTTGACCCAGTAGCCTCGACTTCGTACGTACTGCCCATTACGGCGGTTGAGTACATACTACTCAAGGTTGATGCTGAGCTTGATTCCACAAACAAAAACCCATATGTTGCTGATTCGGTTGTTTTTGTTGACTCAAAGGTTATAGCGTTTGCCAAAGCGTTTAGCGAGAGTATCGCTACCAGTGATACAGCCCCTGTGTTTGAGGTTGAAAAAGCGCTTTCTGACAGCGTTTCGATAGCGGAAAGCCTCAGCACACTACTTATTTTTATCCGGAATTTTGCCGACACTCTTTCGATTTCTGAAGCTTTAGCCTTTGATTTAGCTAAGACTTTTGCAGAAACGGCTGTAGCGCTAGACGCTACAGCGAGGGAGTACAACAAGCTGGTGCCTGACGGCGTGGCCATGAACGACGGGGCTGATACGACTGACGGGCTGCTAGTTGTTATAACCAAATCATTTACAAACATGGCGTTTGTTGCTGACGCCAGAACCACGGATTTTGCCAAGGCGATTACGGATGCGGCTAGCCCGACGGATGCCCTAGCTCAGCTGTTTGGTAAGGCCTTAGCGGATCAGTTCAGCCAGTCCGACTTGCTTACTATTGATACAAGCTTGTTAAGGACAGATAACTTTGGTGTTACTGATCTTTTAGCGATTTCCTTTACTTATGGCCGGTATTTGTCGGACTCGGCTACAATTGGGGATAACGCAGTTTTGAGCCTGCTAAAGGCCCTTTCGGACAGCGCCTCTGTGGATGATTCTGGGTCATTGATTTCCCAGGGATACTGTGATATTACGTACTTTGCAGAGGATTACGTCGGGGAATCCCGAACATTTACATAGGAGTAGAACATGCTTCAAGAGCAAGTAAAACTGACCGGTCAGGTCAGCATTCGGATTCTCGACAAGGACGGCAACGTCAAAGACGAGCGTAACATCAAAAACCTAGTCGTGACGGTCGGCAAAGAGTTTATTGCTTCCCGTATGGTTGGCACTGCTTCTAACATCATGAGCCACATGGCCATTGGTTCCGATAGCACTGCTGCCGCAGTTGGTAATACCGGTCTAGGTGCTGAGCTTGGTCGAGTCGCGCTAACTTCTGGCACGGCTTCTGGCGCTGTGGCTACTTATGTTGCTACGTTTGGAGCCGGTGTTGGTACTGGCGCTGTGGTTGAAGCCGGTCTGTTTAACGCTTCTTCTTCCGGCACCATGCTTTGCCGCACTGTGTTCTCGGTTGTCAACAAAGGCGCCGACGACGCAATGACCATCACTTGGCAAGTAACGGTTAGCTAATGTCCAGCATAACCCTCCGTCTCGTTAAGGGCTCTCCGCTCACTAACGCGGAGGTCGACGCCAACTTTAGCAATCTCAATACTGACAAGATTGAGTCGGCTGATGTTCGGACATTAACCAACAAAGTTATTGATTCAATCACTAATAGCGTTGGTGCTGACCACATCCACTTTAAGATCAAAGCTACCGAGGTTATTACTAAAGGTAACGTACTTAAAGTTACTGGATACAACTCAGGTGAAAATGCGATTGAAGTCGCTAAGGTCTCGTCCGCTTCAGATGTTGGTGTTGGGCTTGCGCATGAGAATCTTGCAATTGGAGAGTTTGGCGCGGTTATCAACACGGGCCTGCTTGAGGGGATTGATACCTCTGCGTTTGCGATCGGAACGATTCTGTACCCTAACA